CAGGTAGTATGGGGTCTTTTTTTGCCTCCTCGCAATCTTGTAATGGAACATAAGATTAATATCTTATGACTTAAAAGATTGGAGGTTTTATTTATGGCTATTGCTCCAGGTTTATACAAACATCCACACGATACACTTCGTGTTCAGGACAATACCGAAATTAAAACAGATTCCTTCGTAAACAATGGTGCAGTATTAATTGCTCCATTCATCTCTGACAAAAGTATCGATGGTCAAATGACACTTTTACGTGACTTAGCTATCACCGAAAGAGATTACGGTAAAGGAAACTTTAAAGTACACGGTCAAGGGTACTACAACGTACTATCTTGGTTGCGTAATGGTGGACAAGTACGAGGAATGCGTATTACAGCGAAAGATGCTACATATGCAAACGTACTTATCATGGCAAAAGTGGCAGTCTTTGACAAACAAAAGACTGACTCTAAAGGGAACCCTCTTTACATTGATGCTGTAACTGGTCAAGAGACTACTACTGCTTCAGGTAACGTTCCTATTAAAGAAAAGAAAGCTGAAGTTAAACTTTTCGCTGAAAAGTATGACAACTTACGCGACGTGAACGATGACATCGAAATTCTTATGAAAGAGAAATACGATGACTCTAATGCTGCGGATGGGATTATTTTCCCACTTTACTTATTCGTATCAAAAGGTCGTGGAGAATTCGGTAATGCTTACCGCATCCGCTTAACTCCATCTCCATCTCGCGATAAAGAAACTGTTTATCGTAACTACAGCTTCGAGTTATTTAACAACGAGAACGGGTTACAACGTGTTGAGGTACCATTAAACATCTCTACATTCCCAGATGCTCGTAGTGTCTACAGCCGAAGCGAGTACATTGAAGATGTACTAAAACGTAACATCTTCCCAATTAACACTTTCGCTATTGAAGATTCATTCTATCAAATGGCTGAAATGTTACGCCCTGTAGTTCAACAAGAGCATCCAGAAGCGGAGATTAAACCAGAAGAAATCGACTTCTTATTCTTCCGTAACCGTGATACTACGAACTACAAACACATCACAACTGCTAAAGATAGCATTAACCTAAGTTTATACGAAGGTTACCCATTAGCAGCTGGTGACGATGGAGCGTTCAAACGTTCTAACCGTGACCGTCAAATCGCTATCAACGAACGTTTAATTGATGCGTTCGACGGAAAGATTGATAAAACAATCTTAGACCGTAAACGTAACCCTGCTAACGTAGCTTTAGATGCAAACTATCCATTGGAAGTTAAGCAAGCTATGATTAACTGGCGTTACCTACGTGATGACCTACCATTGTACTTAGATGCAGGTATGTCTCACACAATTCTTGACTTAAAGACATGGAGACAAACTGAGTTAACAGTTAACTCTTACGGAGTAACTATCATGGCTCAAAACTTCATGACTTATGATGAATACACAGGTAAGGATATTCCAGTAACAATGACTTACCTTGTAGCTAATACAATGCCAGCACATTTCGCTTCTTATGGAAATCATATTCCATTAGCAGGTGACTTCGTGAAGCTGAACCAATACATTATTCCTAATAGTGTACGTCCTGCTGTGGCTGAAGATGCAGATAAATCTGATCTTTACGAATTACGTTTGAACTACTTAGAAGAAGAGTACGGTGAAATCACATTCGGTACTCAGTTATCTTCTCAGTCTAAAGACTCTCAGTTATTAGACATGAACAACGTTCATACGTTATACGATATCAAACGCGATGTTGAAATGCTTAGCCCTAAATTCCGTTACAAACCAAATGAAACGGAAGAGGACTTAAAAGAATTCAACCGTATGTTGGACATGCGTCTAGCTAAATATCGTGACTTCAAATGTAAGTTCATTGAAGGTGTGATTACGAAGAGTTCAAACCCTGACACTCCTCGTCGTATCCAAACGGCTATCCGTGTCGGATTTAAATCTATCACTGAAATCAATGATATTACAATCTCAATTGACCGCGTGTAATTCGCGGTCTTTTTATAAGAAAGGAGAGATCAACCTATGTCTACATTACACACATCTCAAACTGGTTTACGTCAAGTAACTCGTGCATACGATGATGTAGATTTATTTAAGGGTATACTGAAATTGGATAATGCTAACATTAACCAGTTCGACCCAATGATTACTGGTTACGCTCAATTCTACTGGGTTAAACTACCTCCGTTCATGACGCAAGGTCACCCAGAATTAACTACGCGTTTCCGCAACTACACAGAGAAAGGTCATACTTCATTCGATGGAATTCAAGATATGGCAGTAGACTCTGAGGATATGACTGGTGGTATCGCTGGTAACCAATTCAAAATGGTTACAAATATGAAGGATGACTTCGATACTTTCACTATGAAAGTATATGAATTACAAGGTTCTCCTGTTCGTGAAGCGATCAACTACTGGGCAACAGGTATTCGTGACCCTAAAACTGGTTACGCTACTTACCACGGATTAGCTGATACAATTGACGGTGGATACTGTGCTAAAAACCACTCTGGCGAATTACTATACGTAGTAACTGACCCTACTGGTGGTTCTAAAGGTATTGAGTACGCTGCATTAATCGCTAATATTGTACCAACAAAGATTCCAAAATCTCACTTGAACTTGAACCACGGTGAACACGGTCTTGTACAAATTGACCTTGAATTCACTGGTGTTAAATACGAATCCGTTTACATTAACGAATACGCTAACAAAATCGTTCAAGCGCGACGTAAGATCGAGAGATACGATCAATTCCGTCCTGTATTACCAGAAGTGTGATAAAAATAGACTATACCGTAATGGTATAGTCTATATCTTTTGTCATTTTAGTAACCTGATGTATCATCGCCGCCACCAGCGTTCTTCGCTTTAGCCGCTTTCTCTGCTTTTTCTTTCTCTAATTGCACACGAGCCTGTTTCTCCATTTCAGCAAATGATGCCCAAGGGACAGATGGTGCATACTGTTTCATAATAGATAAGTTTAGTATATCTAATAAACGTTGTGCATCTTCATCTTGGTTGTTATCTCCAATCATTGCTCCTGAGATAGCATTCGCTAAATCTCTTGCATTATTAATTTCATCTAATGCATTCTGTAATACTAGATTCGTCGGTGCTTGGAATGAAGTTGTTAAGCTATTGATTTCACTTTCTCTATCATCCAACTCACTACGAAGAATTGCTTTAATGAATTCCGTATTCGGTTCATTTAAATCCAACTGCCAACCTAATACCCGACGTAGGTACTTGGTACTTAACATAGTTAAGGTCTTAGCAAAGTCTACGTCATTAGAAGCGTTCAATAGCACGCTTGGAACTCCGGTCCCACTGACAATAATCTCTTCTAGCATCTCCATCATTTCATCTTTTACCTGCACATCTTGACCTTGAATGATGTCAAAGTCAATCGGACGTTTACCATCTTTATCTGTAGGTAAGAATAAATCTGTAAATTTAGTCGTAGTTGCAATCATACGAGGAATGTTATTTAAATGCATTAAAGAACGATTGTCCTTTTTAATCTCATTGATTGCATGGTTTACTACGCTTGATACATCTGGTGCTACACCACTATTAATGTAGTATGCACGAATATCATTAGAACGAGAAATACGCATCATGATATTAGACATTAATAATCCTAAGTATAACTTCGCAAAGAATAATACATTGTCTAATACAGATTTCCCACCATTGATTTCAAACTTGTATACTTCATCAGGACGTAAGTATGTTACTTTAACAGCATTACGGTTATGAAGTACTTGGTGGTATTTTAATAATCCGTAAATCTCATCTTTAATGTGAGCATTCTTCTCTAAGAACTTCTTATCTAGACGATGCAATAATAGTTTCGACAAGTTACTGTAAGCATTCTCAACAGAGTTAGATACCGTCTGCTTCGAAGCACTTTTCTTAATGTTCTGTGCCCACTGTTGTGGATTATAGCTCTTACGGAGAGCTTGTTGTGTATCATCTGATTCAATGTAGTAATACCCTAGACAGATATCGTCTACTTCTAATGGAATGACTTTACGGATATCTAACTGCTTGATAACGACCCCTTTTAAAGAAGCTGTATCAGCATCAGTTAGTTCTTTTATCTCATCGGTAGATTTAAATCCGTCATTTATAATCTTACCGTTTGCTTCTAATTCTTTCGCAAGTGTTTCCGATTTATCTTTCTTCTTCGGAGCTTTCTTCTTAATCATGTTTTGTTTCTTTGCCTCTTGTAGTAGCTCCATATCTACAAGATTTACAGCACCTTCTTGAAGAACGAATGAGTCTACCGTTTCCACGATACTACCTTTCAGGTCTTCAATAGATTTTGATTCATAACATTCTGAAAGATTCATCGTAAACGATTCAGTTAGAAGTTCTGTTACTTCCTCCGTCTTACCTTTGTAAGATTCAGATAAAGTCGTTCTACCCATCATTTGCTGTTTTGCAAGTTGCATATCTTTATCATTTAAAAGATATTGGAATGCTCGACTGTAAGGGATAGCTGCCACGTAATGCTTACCTTGGATAGCAGTTTTATTTACAATCTCTTTGATATGCTTATTGTACTTATACTCAGATAATACTTGCATTGACTCTTTTCTGAAATCGTCATCTTCTTTTAATTCTACATCAGCTTTCATAAGAGATAACACTACTTGTTTCGTGAAATCATCTGGTGATAGAATGGAATCTGTTATCGCATTGATTGCGTCACCAAGCTGAGGGATTAAGTTAACGACAACATTTAAATCCTCGTTCTTACTAATTGTCGAGTTTAATTCAGAGTAGATTTTATAGATGTCACTAGCTCCATCAGGATTAGATAAAGCATCTTTAATACGGTTAAATGTTTCTTTATCTTTACCACCTGAGTTACCGTAGTAACTTTCCAGTCCACCTATTAAGTCTCCATTGGCAGAACCTGTCTCCCTTTGGATTAATTCCGATACGACATCATTGACACGTGATCTTGTACGTTCTCCATCACGTTGTACATCATTGGCTGTACCATATACCTGTGTTTCCAGGTCACGGTTAATATCAGCTTGAGCTTTTAATAAAGGCTCTACTGGTTTTATGTTAATATTGGATAGATTTTCCGTTTTTTTCATAAAAAAATAAAGACTTATGGTTTTACCCATAAGTCTTCTACACCTCCCCTTTGAGTTTTTAGAAGTTAATTATGAGATACATATTTGATATAATATAGTGTTTTTTATGTACATCTATTATTGCTTTAAATAGATGAGGTTCATCTGTCTGATGAAAAGTCACGTATACTTTATCATTTTTCTTATATCCCTTAATCATCTTCTTACTCACTCGGACTATCATACTTCCTATCTGAACGGTATGTACTGATTTTGTTTCATTAATTTCATAAGCTACTTCTGACATATCCCCTGAGATAACTGTACCTGAATCCGATACCGTAGGTATATTATTATATTTATTCACCTTCTGTACGATAGGTTTCAAGTCTTTCTTTCGTCTAGATAATTCAATTGATTCTTCGTCATTACCTAGTCTAATGTACTTACTGGTCACATCTAGAATCTCTGGCTGTTTCACTACTTTATACAAGCCAAAGAGTTCTTTTCCATCTACACAAATACCATCTAGTAGACTGAATAATTCTTTATATTCGGAGGAAATCGGAGTAACGACTGATACTCCGACTGTTTCATCTCCAAATACATCTATTACCGCAGACATTACTTTACCATCTTTGATAATGTATCCACTGTCTTTACGCAAGTTTTTACAATCTTGATTCATTGCGTTTAATACTTTCGGGTTAAACTCTACCATGTAACCTTCACCTTCTCCGATAGTCTGGTCGCTTTTACTTTACGTATTTCGACACCTTTCTTATTCTTCTTCTTGTCATCTTTCTTAACTTTAGATACATATTGTACACGAGCCTTACGTATAGCACGTTCCCCAAGCTCATGTCCGAACTCTTCAAGCATATCTTCAGCAGATGGCATACCCATCCAACGATGCATGAATTGAACTGGTTCGTTTAATTCTAAATCTTCAATGAACTTACCACCTCTATCATACTTGTCCATATCAGTGATAACTTCTCGTTTCGTAATGTTACGATTATCCATAATGACTCGACCCAGCTGCGTCGTAGCAAATATGTTGAATATCATGATAATCGATGGATATAGTGAACTATAGTCAAAGTCCATTACGTTATTAAATACATTTCGTGATTGATAGTTCTTCAAGATATTCATACCTGTAGGCAAGTTTAACTTCGGATCACCAACTACGGCACCCTCGAAGCGCTCTTGGTTCTCACTATCTCCTGAACTTTCACCATAGGTAATATTATGATTATTACCCATAACTAATCCTTGCTCCTGGAACTCCATTGCTGCTTTATTTCTCAGGAACACAGTTTCTTTATATGTTTTATTGAATCGTGTACTAGAGTCATATGCTTTATTAAACAGTAACTCGATATCATTTAATTTATTTTCGATTTTCATCTGAATAAGTACATCTCGAATATTGTATCGTACAAACATCTTGTAATCTACATAAGGTAAGTTTCTGAAGTTTGCTGTACCCGTATATTCTAACTTCTTAGCTCCTACTTCTCTATCACCTATGTAATCTAACTTATAGCTATCTAACTCTGCACCCGATTTACGAATCGCTGCATAGTTAATCATTTGGTCTACCCATACTGTAAAGCTAGTTAGTGTTGCATAATCACCTTTACGGTTAATTTTAAAGTTACGTTTATCTGCATAGTACCAACACTCTTTATACTTGAATGCTTCATCCGTCATGATGTCTTCTGGGTCAATTCCTAATCGTTCGATACGGTGCATAATGTACTGAAAATCGAACCCGAGGTTCCATACCATCATAAAGTCTACACGGATAATATTAATAATCTGGAATAACTTTCTGATTAATTCTATCTCAGTATCACACATGATAATATGGTACTCAAGTTTACCGAATTCTGGTTCGAACTCAGCTTCAATCTCTTCAATGAATCCTGGAATGTCTTGCTCGAATTCCGCAATCAATGGATTCTCTGAGTTACGTAATAATAGAGTGAACGATTGTTTCTTATCATTGTCCACAAGTGTTACAGCATTAATAGGAGCAGAACCTTCTACATTCTTCATATCAATGTTTCCTGCATAGATATCTGCCTCTATATCTAGGAACCCCTTAGTTAACTTAAACTTCTCTTTTGTTCCAAAGTGTTCTAGACATTTAAACTTATAGAAATCCTCTACATCTACATCAGATGAGAAGATACGATTCCATTTATGGAAGTTCTTTAATTCAGAAGAACGTCGTTCTTTAATCATCTGCCAATACTGGTTGACGGCTTGCTCACCAATTAGACCAGCTATATCTTTCAAGACATAACGGTAACTTAAATCAACCTTATTAACTTTATCGGCTTCTATACAAATCATAGGATAGTCTATTTGGACATCATCCTTTGCCACATATGCTTCAATCTGTGGATTCTCAATAATCTTTAATTGCTTCTCACCCGTCTTTATGTTTTTAATAATTAGTGAGATAGCGTCTGGAGTCATATCATCTCCATCACGTTTAGGCTTGTGGTACATCTGATTTAATAAGATGTAATCCCCGCCTTCTGGCAGTCCCAGTAGTTTGGTCATATCCATATTAAAATTCCTCCCTTTATTCTCGGTTAATGAAGTGTTTCCCTCCTTTTCAA